TACAAGTATATTGATAAAACTAAAACCGTCAAGGCGCAAAAAAGGGGCACGCTTAGCGTGCCCCCTGGGTGAGAACGAATAGTACTACAAGGTCAAGGATTTTCTCAGCCGCGCAATGGTCTCGCCATCAGATCGTGTTGCCGTGGGGTTATTTATCAACAACGCGATGTCGTTCGGATCGCCCCCTACTGCTGTCAAGAACTTGAACAGTATAGAGCCTCTACAATCGGCTTTTCCGCCTTCTATACGCCATATCTGTGATGGATCGATAGCTATAGTGTTTGATATTTGAGCAATAGTCAAGCCTGCTGCCTCTCGTAGAGACCGTAGGTAGGCGCCTACCGCTTCGCCGCCAGCATGGGCGGTTGGGCTCTTTTCGTTAGGCATATCCTATTATCGCCAAATATCAGGACTTCCTATCTTGACACTATTTACTTTTAGCAATATAGTCATTGAGAATAGTCAAGGAGGTCGGTATGGTTCTGACAAACTTCTCACGGGTGCTTGAGGCGAAGCGGGCCGAGGTTGGGTATCACCAGGTCTGGCGCTGGCTGAAGGCCGACAAGATGCCGAAGGTCATCACCTGGCTGGCCGAGCGCCCCGAGCTGGCGGAGGCGCTGGCGGAGGACGCGCGGGCGATGAGCGCGGCGGAGCGCACGGCGGGGCGGAGGGACGCGGCGTAGCAGTGGCCGCGCGGCTGGTGAGACAGCCCGCGGCCGTGGCCCTGAGTGTCGATTCAGAGCCCTGCGATTGTAGGGCATCAGAAAGGGAAGTGTCAATATGCGTAGGCTCCTGATCACCGCCGCCGCCGCGATCGCGCTGGCCGGCTGCGGCCCCCTCCAGCCCCCGGAGTGCTCCCCCACCGTGGTGCAGCCGGCCCCCGGCGCGCCCATCACCCTCATCGGCCGCATAGACGGCTGCGCCGACCTAGTCTCTGTCGCCGGGCCCGGGCCGGGCACTACCCTCTACGTCACCCGCGCATCCCTGGCAGGCATCTCCGACGAGGAGATATTCAGCCTGCCCATCGTGCAGAGGGGGCTGTAATGGCTGCGAGGAAGGGGTACGCGGCCCGGGCCGTCGCCGGCGACGAGAGCGGCGACGAAAGCCCGCAGTCCCCCCGCAGACGGATAGCCGCCCTGGTTGCCGCCGGGGGCGGCTGGTTCACCACCTGGCTGTGTGTGCAGGCTCTCGGGCTGGGTGGCTGGCCGGGCGTGGTCGTCTCCCTGGTGATCGAGTGGCTGCTCTTCGAATTCAAACGCGATGTGTTAAGCGGCAAAGACCCCAGCTCGCCGGGGGGGATTGTGGCGATCATCGTGGACACCATCCTGAACGGCGGCGGAATGTGGTCGGTGGTGCTCCACCTCGACAAGACCGAGAGCTACGAGATGTTCGCCAAGTCATTCGAGCTCGACGGCAAAATGAGCATGCTCCCGGCCCTGGCCATATCCCTGGCACTCGGCTACGTGCTGGCCATTGCCCCGCACCAGCTCTGGCACGGCCGAAGGCTCCGGCGGAAGGAATAGCTATGGACGCCCTGCTTGCCCTGATCACCCTCGCGGCCCTGGCCTACTTCGTGGCCTGGGAAGACTACATCAAGCCCTGGCTTGTGCTAGACAAACCGCGCCGTGTAAAGAGTTTGCCGCCGCTGCCTGTCTACCGGGCGCGTTCAGCGCGTTCAGCGCGTTCGAACGCGCTGAACGCGGGTTCAGCGCAGCAGGGCGCGACGTTCGGGGGTTCGAACGTTCAGCCGAACGTTCAGGGTTCGGGGCCGAGCTCGGCCCCTGCAGGGCTCCTCGATGTCGCACCTGGTGCGCTGGCCATCACCACAAACGAATTACAGCAGCTGGCAGATGCACTCATCCTCAGAGCGAAAGGCGCGACGGTAGAAGAGGCCATACACGGCGCTTTCGGGGTGCGCAAGGGCGGCGGTGCCGGCTACAAGCGGGCCAAGGAGTTGTTCGACACGGCGACGAAAGCGCCGTAGTGTCTGCCCTGATCTACCTCCGGGTCTCCACGGATGAGCAAGCGGAGGAAGGCTATAGCCTGCAAGCGCAAGAGCGCGCTTGCAGGCTCTTTTGTGAGCTCCAGGGGCACGCCGTGGCGGGCGTGTGGAGCGATGAGGGCTACAGCGGCGCACGTGCCGACCGGCCCGCCCTCCGGGAGCTTCTGGCGAACGTTCAGCGCGGTGATCTGGTGCTGGTTCACAAGCTCGACCGCTTCAGCCGCTCTACCCGCCTGCTGCTCGACTGCTGTGAGCAGCTGGAGCGCCAGGGCGCCCGCCTGGTGAGCGTGTCCGAGCTGATCGACTTCGCCAGCCCCATCGGCAAGGTGATGTTGAGCCTGCTCGGTGCCTTCGCCCAGTACTACCTGGACAACCTGCGCGCCGAGACCGCCAAGGGGCACCGCGAGAAGGCCCGGCGGGGGCTATGGGTTGGCCCTACGCCCTTCGGGTACGCCAAGGTAGACAAGGGGCACCTGGTGCCCGATGAGAATGCCCAGACGGTCAAGGAAATCTACCGCCTGTACGTCGAAGAGGGGATGAGCTACACCGCGATCGCCGCCGAGCTGCGGCGCCGGGGGCTGGCCAGCCCGCGCACCCCCTGGGGCCGCGAGAATGTGCGGGTCATCCTCAAGAACCGGGCCTATCTGGGCTACTGCTCAGCCGGCGGGGTCGAGCAACAGGGCGTTCACGAGCCGCTCGTCAGCCACGAGGTGTGGGCGGCCGCCGCTGGCCAGCGCACCCAGCGCACGCCAGTGGCCAACGATGGGCCGAAGCCGGCCAGCTGGGCGGGCCTGCTGCACTGCGCGCGGTGTCGCCGGCGACTCTGGTTCCACCAGGGCGGGCGTGGTGACGATCCGCGCTCCTACTACTGCCCCAACACCCGGCGGGGCAGCTGCACCGCTACGCAGTTCAGAGCGGAGCGGATAGAGTGCGCGATCGTCGACTTGCTTGAGCTGCTGTCGGTTGAAGATATTCACCAGGTGGTGACCGGGGTGTATGTAGAAGAAGGAGAGATTATATTTTTTTCTTCTACACCCCCCTATGCGAAGCTGCTGAAGCGGCTGGGCTACGAGGTGAGAGAGGGTGCCTGATTGATTCAGGCACGCAGATCTCCCCAGCTGGCCCCCGCCGGGCATGCAAAACGCCCCCGCCTGAGTAGGCAGGGGCGTTTTAGGGCATACGGAGGTGGGGTGCCTGATGGGCGTAAAAACCTATCAAATGTCGCGCCGCAGCGCGTTCAGCGTCGCGTCGTAGTCGGCCGTCGCCACCGCGCTGTTGTTGCGTAACAGCTGTAGCTGCTGCGCCAGCGTGATAAATGCAGTGATCTGGCCTACGGTGATCTCAGTGCCCGCCAGGTCGTCGGTGACAATCTCATTTGCGCCGCCAGAGTTATAGCTACGGTCGAAATATGCGTTAACAAGCGAGTTTGCGTTGTCGAATGCCAGAGCTAACGCCGTGCTAACGTTGGTGATCTGCTGAACATATATTGTTTTTTGCATACAACACACTCCTAAAATATAATTACTGCGGTTGACACATCAACGCTATGAGGGAAGTTGTTTTTTATTCGCAATCCGCTACCTCCGTTAGGCATCCAAATAGATATTCCTGCCGCACCTGATATATAGGCACACAAATTAGATCCGTAAGTCGCGCTTTGGCCGATGATAGCTAGTGTTCCGTTGTAGGCGTCATATCCCATAAGACACAAAACAGAGTTATAAAATGGATATACCGACGTATTTTTTAAGTTTACGATGACAATTCCCCAACCTGCGATAGATGTTTGTAGCGTTTGGCCGCTCACCAGATTTGCCGCCTCTTTTATCCCCAGGCCATTCGCGCCCTGCGGCCCCTGGACACCCTGGATACCCTGCGGCCCCGCTGCGCCCTGCGCGCCCTGCGGCCCAACTGCGCCCGCTGCGCCCGCTGCGCCCGCTGCGCCCGCTGCGCCCGCTGCGCCCGCTGCGCCCTGCGGCCCCTGCGCGCCCTGCGGCCCCTGCGGCCCGGCCGGGCCAGCTGGCCCCACGGTGCCCCCTGCCTCGATGGCCGCACGCACCTGGTCAAGCCGGGCCACGTAGATGTTGCCGGCCGGCGACGGATCGGGCGTGGCCCCCAGCGCGGTGATAATCTCCTCTAATTTTGCATTGTAGATGTTGTTCATGGCAGCGGGTGACCAACGGAAGAGTTGGCTGAGACATGGATAAACACGTTCGCCGGCATCCCCAGCGCGGCCGGTGCCGCAAAGTGCATTGCGATGTATTCCTGTGAGCCCGATATAGGCGCCGAGAACATCTCCGTCATGAGGCTACCTACCATATTCATTGATGTGCTAGGCGTTCCAGTGAAAAAACTTGCTGAACCTATATCGCCAAGTGCGCGCCAATAGAACGGCCACACATTGTTGCCGGTGAAGTCCCACGATACGCATACAACAACCCATCCATTAGGGTATGTTGACACGAAATTGGGGTCTAGCCGGGCTATGCCGTTGGCTGCATCGTAGTTTATCAGCAGCCCTGACACTGTAGGCATAACCGGCGCGTACACATTGTATGCCGTGCCGCTATCCTCGAATGTGTCTATGACTGAATATGCAGTTGCACGGCCGCTGTAGCGCTCTGTTGCGATCGAGCACGAGCCCGGGTCTTCGTTCTGCGTGGTGTTGGGGTTGGCCGGCGGGGCGCTGACACCGCAGATGTAGACCTTGATATCATCTTCGCCATCCACGTAAAACCTGAACGGGTCATTACCCGATAATGTAATCCACTGGTTTGTGTCAAATCGCTGCGCCGCGTTGACAAGCACGCCGAAATTCGTGGCCGTGCTCGATACCCATATTTTGTAATTCGACCAATCATCTACGGCGATGCCAAAGCTACCGGTTCCAGGGTCATCCGTGAGATAAAATGGTAGCGGCGGTGTCGTCCAGGTTGCAACAGTCGCCGGATTTCCGAAGCTAAACGCGCCAATAGATAGGCCCATTGCGACGAAATACACACCAGCGCTGGTAATCGGATTGGCACACATATCGCTCGGAAGCACAGTCATTGGGTTTGTAGTGTTTGCAACTAGCGCCGCCTGCTGTGCTGATATAGTAGACAACAAATCCTTCATCGTTGGGGTGACAAATGATACATCGAATTGATTTAGTAGCAGCTTCAGTACTTGCAACAATGTTTCGTTGCCGGAATACCCTGTTGCGCTCAGGATTTCCTCTAATAGCATCGTAGAACCATTGATTTGAGACAGAAGTTGTCTTGCAGAGAGATTTTGCAGCCCGCCCGGCAACACCACCCCATCTGGATAGCCGCCTATACCGTTGTTGATGCGGGTCAACTTGTCGAGCAGATCGAGCAACGACGCGCCAGGCGCGGTCCCTGCGAGGTTCCAAATGCTCTCATTCACGCTCTTCAGGGTGTTTTCCGGCCCAACGCCGCGCAACTGGGCGATTGCATCGAGCACAACCCCGTGCTGTGTCGCCAGCTGCTGGCTCAGCGCGGCGAATTTCTCTGTCAGGTTAGTCGGGGGAATCGGCTCGCTCATAGCAACTTGCCCTTGATATCGGTCAACAGTGACTCCACCTGGTCAATCAGGCTGATCAGGTTGCGGTCAGTAGTGGCCACTGCCGTGCCGCGCAGCGCCATCAGGAGGTTGTCAGTGGGGGCAGGGTCGCCGTTGCCGTCTACTCCCGTGATCAGCCGGCGCAGCAGCTGGCGTGCCGTCTGGTCATCTTCGAGCGCGGCCGCGCCGGTGATGCCCTCGCCGGCGAGTGCGGTCGTGCCGTTCGTGGCATTTTCGGCCAGCACCATCAGCCGGCCGACGTGCGCCCGGAGCGCGTTCGGCTCCGAGGTCGAGGCCGGGGGCACGGCGGGCAGCTCGGGGCTGATCACGTCGCCGGCGACGGCGTACTGTGTGCCATTGAGCGCCGTGTCCCAGAGGCGGTACATGCGCTGTTGCTCGTTTATCAGCTGCTGCATACAGCCGGTCATAAGCTCTTCCTCAATTTCAGCGAACGCCTGATAGCCCTGGTACCAATCACTGCGGGTGCGCCAGACTGAGCGGCTTTGCATCTCGGCAAAGAACTGCCGAAAGTACGGTATCAGCGGAACTGGCACACAGAGCAGCGCCGATTGAGCGTCGGTGAGGTCTGGGAAGACATAGCTGGTATCACCTCCAGGCACGCTGATACCCCCAGTATGCAGTCAGCAGCTCCACCAGGTCGGACCCGGGCCAGGTGAAGTCGCCGGCCGGCACACCCGGCCCCCAGGGTGCGCAGGGCGCTACGCCCCCCAGGCCGGTGACGTGGGCCGCCACGAGCGCCGCGATCGCCGGGTTGCTGGTGTCCAGGCCCACGCCGGCGTAGGGGTCGGGCGGCGCCAGGAGTAGAGCGGTTTCCAGGCCGGGGATGGAGACGGAGAGCCGTTCAGCCGCGGCTGTGCCGAACACGAGCACGCTACGCTGATTGATGCTGCTTCCTGCCGCTCCCACCGGGTCGGCATTGTCCAGGTAGCGCAGATGTACCGTAACCTTCCAGAGCGCGCAGTTTGAGACCGGCGGGAAGAGGTTCGCATATGCCGTGGCGAAGCCCCCCGCGACGGGCAGGGCACTCGCAGCGACATTGATGATGTGCTGCGAGTCGGCCCCGTCGTCGTCACGGAAGTGCAGGGTGATACGTACGGTTGGATCGGGTTGCCACGCCACGGCATATGCCTCTAGCCCTTGTACTCGCGGCTCTTCAGGGAGCGGGTGTTCTTCTTGTACGCTTCCTTGACGCTGCGCAGGTCGTCGCCCCGGCCGTTGCTGGGGGCCGTGCCGCCGATGCCGGTGATCAGCGCGGAGACGAGCGCCGCTACCGCGACGTTGGCCAGATCGACGAAGGTACCGGGCGGCGAGATGGTGTTGACCAGCACGCTCTCCAGCACGCCGGGCCAGGACATGGTCTTGATCGCGTTGCCCACGGTGCGGATGACCAGGACGCCCTTGTCTTCCACGTCGGAGCCCGCGCCGGCGGTGGGATAGGTATCGTCGTAGTACTCCTGGTTGATGCTGTAGCCGATGAGGGCGCAGTCGGTGACGGGCGCCACAAGAGCCGCGTACGCCGTGGCATAGGTCCCCACTGCCGCCAGGGTGGTACCAGTGGGGAAGTTGACGCTGGTACGGGCGATGGCCAGGTCGTCATCCTGGTAGGAGAGAGCGAGCGAGATCGGGCCGGCTACGATAGCCATAAAGCGCTCCTTAAATGTTGGATCGGACTCGGTTAACCGAGCTGTGGGCGGCTACTTAGGCCAGCTTGAGGCGCAGATCGACGGCGTTCTCGAAACGCGTGTCATCGTCCTTGGCGTGCTGCTTCCAGGGCATCAGAGCCGCGCCGTCCACGCGCCACTCGATAGCGCGCTGCTGCACAACGAACAGCTCGACGGTGTGGGTGCCCTTGCGGCCGATGGCCACGTCGCCGCTGGCGTCGATCTGGATGTCGAAGGTCTCGGTGCCGCTGCCGAAGGCATTGGTGAAGAGGGCTTCGAACTGGGCGGGATTGAGAGACATAGAAATCTCCTGCTGTATGCTGCTATATGGCTTCGCCGCCCGGCCGGAACGGCGTGGAACCCTACTTGTCGGGCATCATAATGTGCTGCTCGGCCGCCAGCTCGTCGCTGGAGGTGATTCGGCTGTCGCGCCTGTCGCGGTACTCGCGCATGATCGCCTCGGCCTCGGGCAGCCGGGCCACGATGTAGGCGATGCGATCGTCGCGCTCCCTGACGAGCCAGCGCAGCCCCTGCGCCTGGTCCCGCGATGCCGCCAGCCGGTCAATGACCTCGCTCAGCCGGCCGTTGCTGGCGTCCCGCGCCTGCGTGGTGATGTGCGTGTTGCTCTTGAGCTCGTCCGAGAGCTTATCCACGAGCACCTTGACCAGCGTCCCCAGTGCGCCGATGACAATGACACCGAGTGCGATGAGCCCCTGATATATCTGGTCCACTTGCCGCCCCCCCTAAGAATCGCAATACCACTTGCCCCTCGGGGGGGCGGCAAGTGGTATTGATACAGTATATCAGATGCCCGAACGGATGTGAAGCTTAGGGGCGGGGCGGGGGCGGCAGGCGGCGCGCTATCTCTTGCAGGCGTGACGCGATGATGCCCAGCTGCACGATGATGATGAACGGGACGATTACAACCATGATGGTCACGATAAGCCCCAGGAACTGCTGAAGTGCAAACATACTACCTCCCTGCAAGTGGTGTCGACTCGGGTCAAGTCTACCATCAGAGATCGCCTGTGCGGTAAAGAGATCGCTACCGTCCCCGATCTCAAACGCCTGTCTGTAATGCGCCAAACCCAGAAGAGATCGGGAGATCGGGCAGATCGCCCCCTTCTATACCCTCTGCCATGTGCCCGATCTCCCCGATCTCCCCGATCTCTTGCGGTTTGACGCGTCCCAGACGGGCGTTTGAGATCGGATCGCCCCCCGATCCCTAGGCGATCTGTGACTCGTCGTAGGGCATTGCGTAGGCGCCCTGCATCTGGAGCAACTGGCCCGCCGCGCTCATCTCCTGGCATAGCCGTCGCACGCTGGGCGCCGGACGGTCGAGCAGCACCGCTATCTTGGCCGGGGTGATCGGGCCGCGCTCCTCGACCACGCGCAGCAGCGCCCGCCGCTCGGGGGTGATCTCATTCTCCCGCTTGTTAATCGCCCAGCTGCCCAGCTGCACATCCCACTTGAGCGGGAGCGGGCTGTCATCTTTGAGCCGCCGTCCGCGCCGCAGCAGCTGGCCCTTTGACGGGTCGTTCTCATCGTTGCGCAGCTCGAGCACGGTATCGACTGAGCCGGTAATGCCGGTGCTGCCACTGGCCCCCAGGATGGGGTCCCCGCTGCCGCCCAGCTTGCGCGAGTGGTAGATCAGCAGGATGCCCAGCCCACGGCCCTTGCAGAACTGTACGAACGGGTCGATCATCTTGGCGTCGGCGCGGTAGCCGTCTCTGGTGTCCTCTGGGAAGACGCGAACCAGGGTGTCTACCACTACCAGGCGCGTGTAGGGCCGGGCGCGCATATAGTTATCCAGCCGGCTAAAGAAGCCGTTGTCGATTGTTGGCCAGTCGAAGACGAACTTGACGCCCTCGGGCGGCGTGCTGTTGGGGAACAGCACTTTCAGCCGTTCGTTCTCTAGCTCCTCATCCATCTCCAGGTCAACGTACAGCACTTCGCCCTGGTTGGCCTGCAGGTGGCCCAGCGCCTTGCCGCCGGCCGCCACAGAGTAGGCCGCCCCCATGCTGAACCAGCTCTTCTTGGTCTTGGGCAGGCCGTGGATGATGGTTGGGCCGATGGGGAGGATGCCCTCAATGATGCTTGGCCGGGGCGGGTAGGTGCGTGCGTGCAGCTCGCGGCCGTCGAAGACGCTCCCCCGCCAGTCTTCGCAGCTGGCGGCCGCGCTGCGCTCCAGATCAAGCCGCTGGCGGGTCTCGTCAAGCGCCTCGTCAGGCTGATTCTGGTATGCCCGGGCCATCGCGTTGCCCAGGTGCTCGATGATGCGCCGCGATCGCGCCGCCTTGGCCACAATCTTGGCGTAGTGATCTACGTGTACAGCGGTGACTACCTCGCCTATCAGGTCGGTGATGAAGCCCATCCCGCCGATGAGGTCCAGCTGGCCGCGCTGGCGTAGCCGGTTGGCGACCATGATCGGGTCTGGCGGTGTCTTGTCGGCCAGGCAGTCAAGGAATACGTCGTAGATCTGCGCGTGTTTCTCCATGAAGAAGTCCACGCTGGCCACTAGGTCGCGGGCCACGATGATCGCCTCGCGGTCGAGCAGGCACGAGCCCAGCACGGCGCGCTCAGCGGCGATATCGTACGGTACAGGTAGATCTGCCATGTTGCGCTCCAAGTAAAGAAGCGCCCGCCCCCAGCTGGGGGCGGGCGCGGGCTGCTACGCTAACCATTCCTTGCGTTGCTCGTTCAGGTACAGGTGGATGGGGTGCCTTTCCGTGTCTCGGCTCACCCTACGGCCGCTTATGTGTAGATTGAAGAAGTTCTCCTGGATAATAGGCTCCTTGCGGAGCTCCATGATCACGTCGCATCCAGCGAGAATCCCACGGATACTGCTATGACCGAAGAATGATTCGGCCGGCACGAGAGAGGCGTCTTGCAGCAGCACAAAGGATAGATGGTACTTACGTGCCAGATCGCGCATATCGTCCAGGAATGCGCACATAGCATCTTCGTCCAGCGGTCCGGCTAGGATGTCGTTGAACTGGTCAACCATCACGAGGCGTGTCCAGGGCCGTCTTTCCAGATACTCACGTAGCTGCCCTTCACACCCTGCCCCCACCAAAGGCCATGCTGTAGCAAATGACAGGTCTGCTGGCGGCTCTTGATCTGGGCTCGCCTCGTGCAAACGCTGGTGAATGCGCCGTTCGCCTGATATGACATCAATGTAGAGCACGCTGCCTATCTGTGATGGGAAGCGCCCAAGCGCGTTGCCGCCCTGCGCTACCGCATAGCAGAAGTTCAGCGCCAGCCAGCTCAGGCGCGCCTTGGGCTTGGCGTGGATGAGAGTCACGCCGACGGGCAGGATCTGGTCAATGATAAACTCTGCCATCACCACGCCCCCAGCTCGCCGGCCGGGGCCGTCTGCTGCGCGTACATCACGTCGGCCAGGCTGTCGAAGTACACGCCCGGGCGCAGCTGGCGCATCCCCTGGCGCTTGCAGATGTTGGCCATGTAGCGCCGCGCGGCCAGGTAGATCATCGCGCCGGCGGGGACGGCGTAGCGCGTGCGCCGGCGGGGCCGCAGCGGCAGGTAGATGCACCTGGTGCGGTAGCCGTCGCGCAGCGCCGCCGGGCGCATCCGCGAGTAGCGCAGCATCTTCGCCGGGTCGGAGCTGTGCAGCGGGCGGGCGTAGCGGGCGCGCACCAGGTGGAGGGGCTTGATGGGGCTGATATGGCGCTGGCCCGAGAGCATTTCCCACCAGGTGCGGGCGCACTCGCGCTCCCAGCACTCCTGGCAGATGCGGCCCGCCGGGTCTGGCCACGCGTCTACGGGCTGCACTGCGGTATCGCAGTGCGCGCAGACGAGTGTGTCAGGAGTGGCGGCCCACCATATGCGGGATGAGGCGTGGAACCGCCGGCGCGGCTGGTAGCGGCGGTTGGGGCGAAGGTAGTAGCACTGCGCGCCCTGGAATGTCATCCGTAGGCCGATGGGGATGCCCAGGCCGAGGCGATGTGAGCGGCAGGCGCGCTCCAGGCCGGGCCTGGGCGTGCCGTGGCGGGTGAGGAACCGTAAGCGGGCCATAGGAGCTCCTTTCAGTGCGCGCGAGTATTTACAAAACTCAATACAAGTATATTGATAAAACTAAAACCGTCAAGGCGCAAAAAAGGGGCACGCTTAGCGTGCCCCCTGGGTGAGAACGAATAGTACTACA